TATATACAATGTTTTTTATAAAAAGTTGTATTATTTAATGATTTATGTTTTTTAGAAAAATTACAATAATTATTTATTAAATTTTTTTTTTTCTTATTAGTTGTATTTAAACAATCTTCTACCATACCTTGTACGCCATCAACAATTTGATTATTTAACTCTAGTCCATTCCATTTATTCCATCCTTCACTAAAATTAGATACATATTTATCAGATAATGAAATTTTTGGAATAGAATCACATTTTAATATATTTTTCGATTTTTTTGGTTTTTTCGATTTTTTTGATTTTTTTGGTTTTTTATTCTTAGATTTTTCAATATTTAATTTTTTATTATATAATGACCATGCACCCAAACAAACACAATGATTATTATCATTTCTGTTATCAGACCAATTAGATTGTCCTGTGCTTATAGAAAAATTAGGTGTATTTTTACTTATATTTTTTATACATATTTGATGCACTCCGTTATTTTTTTCACTACATAATTTTTTATTATCCCATGAACCATTACTCATTTTTTTATTACCACATGGTTTTAATTTATTATTATAAATATTTAACATATTTGTACCTCCTTTTATTTTATTATTTGAATTATTATTAGAGTTTACAAGTAATAATAATCCAACACTTATAAAAACTGTACAAAAAAAATTATTCATATATTAATTAATATATAATTTTTTAATATTTTTTATATTTCTTATATTTCTTATTAGAGTTATTTTTAATACAAATCTGACAAGCACCAAACCAAGCATCACAATCTATATTAGACAAATAAATTTCAGCACGACAACATGGACAACTTTGACCACATTGACCTCCAATAGCACAATAATGGTGTTGTTTAGTCCAACCTTTAATATGACCTGGCATTAGTGTTATAATAAAAATAATTACAAAATCAATTTTAAACTTTTTAGAAAAAAGTTTTATCAAAAAGTTTAAAAAGTTTAAAAAGTTTAAAAAGTTTAAAAAGTTTAAAAAGTTTAAAAAGTTTAAAAAGTTTAAAAAGTTTAAAAAGTTTAAAAAGTTTAAAAGTTTATTTGTTTTTGATAAAACTTTTTTCTAAAAAGTTTAAAAAGTTTAAAAAGTTTAAAAAGTTTAAAAGTTTATTTGTTTTTGATAAAACTTTTTTCTAAAAAGTTTATTTGTTATTTCTACTGTATCCAATAATACTACAAGCAATACGTTTACCTGCATGTCCTGTTGTTAAACTATCACTATGGCCACCTTTACCTAAATCATCTTCATCTTCATGAATAACAATACTACGACCAATAATACTATATTTTCCACGTAATTTAATGACTTCATCAGTAAATTTCATTTTACATACTCCATTAGCATTTGCTTTAATGTTACCTAAATCACCAACATGACGTTCTTTATCATTTGGACCACCGTGTTTTTTATTTTTTGGATTATAATGTCCACACAAACTACCACAACCTTCTCTTAAATCTCCATATTCATGTACATGAAAACCATGTAATCCTGGTGTTAAACCAGATAAATTAATTGTAATAATGACATTTTTATTTTTAAGATCTTCTTTAAAAATAATAGTACCATTAATATTATTTTGATTGATTACACATACAGCTTCAATTGGATTATTCATTATAATATAAAATAAAAAAAAATCTAAAAAAAATTTAGTTAAAGTTAGATAAAACACTTAAAATTAAATTTTTTAATATTTAAATAGATGGTAGAATATAGACCTTTAGCAGGTAATTTAACAGATAAAATAAAATATGAGTATTTAGATTTATGTGTAAAACAAAAAAAACTAGTGCCAAGTATATATGAAAATAATGAAATCAATCAATTAACTAATAAGACAAAATTTAAAGATTATTATATAAAAGAAAAAAATTTATTACCAATAATACATCAAAATAAAGAAATTACAGGATTATATGCTTCTAAAGATTTAAATAAAACATTATACTTTTGGCAAATATATAGTATTATTGGTCCTGAACCAATTCGTAAACTAATTAGTGTATTTTATAAAAGTATTTTTGAAAGTACAACTGACTTATGGTTTAAAGAGGAATTTGAAGATTTAGGTCCATTAAAACATCATATAGATAGACAAAGTGAGTTTTGGTTAGATATTATGGGAGGTGGACCATTGTATAAGGCAAATATGAAAAAATTACATCTAAAACATAAAATGGTAGAAAATATTATGACTGAAAAAGGAGCAAAACTATGGATGCATTATATGATAAATGCAATAAATACAATAAAAGAAGAATTAAGTGTTGATAGAAGGATTATTCCATGTTTGATTGATTTTTTAAATTTCTTTATGTTAAAATATGCTCATGAATTTGACTTTAACTTTTATGAGATTAAGAATTTTTCATTTAAATCCTCATTATAAAAATACAAATTACAAAATTGATTTTAATTATTTAAATACTTAATAAGAAATATATAAAATGTGGCAACTATTTAAAAAAATCTTTAGAAAAAAGGAAACTAAGATTTTATTAGGACGTTGGGGAAATCATGGTAAAGATATTAAAAATATATATGCAAATCATGACCATTGTGGAGATACTATTTGTAAAGACCCAAAAATTGTCAAAAGATTAATTGAAAAAAAAACTTTTTAAGAAAAAGTTTAGACAAAAAAGAAACTTTTTAGGAAAAGTTTAAGTAAATACATTTTTTTTGATAAAACTTTTTTTTAAAAAGTTTCTTTTTTGTCTAAACTTTTTTTTAAAAAGTTTCTTTTTTGATAAAACTTTTTCCTAAAAAGTTTAAGTTTAAGTAAAACCCATATTATTTGTTGCAATAGTTTCTAATATATCTGGATTATAAATACGTGCTGATTCTGCTAGTAATCTTAATTCAAATATTAAATCACCATCACAAAATGGCATAAAAATATCTTCCACATTATCCACACCCAAACCCACATTAACGCCTTCATTTAATAAAATATTTAATGGAGCAATAGAATTATGAATAGGTGCTTCATATTCACTATGTTGTGTCATACTAATAGCTGCACTGGGACATACAATTACACCAATATCTAGATTATAAAGTCGTTGAGCAATTTTTTTTTGGTAATTTAGTGGATGACATGCTAAACTAATACAATGAATTGCCCTTGCTTTACCTTGATAATTATATTTATCAACAAAATCACAAAATAATTCCGTTTCTTTTTCGCTAGGTATATTACATTGATCTAAATGTGCTTCAACTGGTTTATTAAGTTCTAATGCTCTGTCAAAAACTATTTCTAAATGTTTGCTTGGATTAATATCTCTTGAAGGTAAACACCCAATAAAATCCACTAATTCAGATGCTTGATAAAATAAATTAACATCTTCTTTATTATCTAGTCCATTTAGTAATTGTGTACCTATTTGTAAATCAACATTATATTGCTTCCAATAACTTTTTAGATCAAGTGCATAATCTAATAATTTTAAACCAACAATATGATCTACATCAATAAAAGTTCTCATTTGTGAACAACCTTGATTATATAAATTAGTAGTTGTAGCTAACATTTTTTTTTTAACATCTTTTTCTACATAATTTTTTTTAATATCTTGCATTAATTGCCATTTATTTTTCATATGAACTTCAGACTCTTTTAATAAATTTACATTCATACTTTTAGATTTATCAATATGTAGATGATGACAAACCCATTTTAAATTTGATAAATGTAAGAGCCTATTCATTATTAATATACATATTTTATTATTTAAATATTTTATATTTAAATATGAATTAAATTATAGATGTACAATATTATTAGTTATGAAAAAACTAATATGTGTTACATTTCATCTTTACATAATTATTTTATTAATGACTTAAATAGTATTAAAAATGATGAAAAAATCTCAACATATTTACTAATAATTGAAAAAAATGTATGTGGTATATTTAGTTACAAATATAATACAACTAAAATAGAAATAATATTATTAAAAGTATGTGACATTTTAGAATATTATATTGATAAATTTATTTATATAATATTTAATAATATTATATTAGAGTTTGATTATATACATATACATAAACAAAATATAGAACCAGTAAATATAATTTTAAATGAATTATCTAATTATGATCTAATAGAAAAGAAATATACTAGTAATATTATATATATTTATAAAAAAAAATATAGATATAATTATTTTAATTGTTTCTTTTATTAGTTTTTTATTAATAAATTGCAATCACTATCATAAATATATGTAAAATAAAATACATAATATTTTGATTTTAAATCTCTATAATAATAGTAGCAGTTTTCTTTTATTTTAGCTTTTAAATAGTAAAAAAAATCATATACCATTTATATTTATATATATATAATAAATAAATTTGAAACTAAATTGATTTTTTCTAAATTTAGAAATCATAAGAACAAATCTAAAATGATAATGTTAAATAACGAAACTATTAATAAATTTTTGAATAAATCAAATACATTTAATGATTATCAAGAACAATATGATAGTTTAGAAAATTGTGTTATAAGTTTTGTAAATATATTGAAAAATCGTATTAATAAAAAAAAATATATAGTAAAAAACTTTCTAAAAAATAAGATTAGAAATATCCGATATAAGAATCTTATTAAAGATATTCCATGTAATGAATTAGATTTATATACATTAGAAAAATATGATATAAGTAATAAAAATAATATTTATTTAATTGATGTTACATTAAATAAAAAATGGTGGTTTACTATTGAAACTATATCAAAACTAATATGCAATAACTTATCATATTTTGATGGAGAAAGTTATGATGTAAATTGTAAAACTCCTGTAAATCCGTATATTAATAAAGCTTTAACAATTGGTCAATTAACAAGTCTATATGAACAAATAAGTGATAAAACTAACGTTCAAAAACTAATTACATTATTTAGATTAGTAAATTTTAGTTTAAATAAATTTTTAAAACTATATAATGATGATATAGTAAATTATTCATATAAATATAATCTAGAATCATTAGATAATGAAGGATTAATAATAATATTACATAATATATTTTATGAATATGATATAAATTATGTTAATGTTGATAACTTAGATTTAACAACTATTTGTACTAAAAATGATACATGTCTTTTAATTAAAGAATGTTGTTTAACATATAAAAAAAATCAAGTTACTAAAATTAAATTATTTATTGATAAGTATAAATATATTATAAAAAGAGCATCACGAAACTTTAATACTAATAATACTAATAATACTAATAATACTAATAATACTAATAGTAATGATGATATTGAAATACTTTATGAAGATTTAAATAATACTTATATGGAAATTGAGTTTTATGATGAAGAGTCCTTAAACTGGACTACTGATGAAGATAGTGTAGATAATATCTGCTCTGATTTGGAGAATTTAAGTACTAATTAAAAATAAAATAAAATAAATAATATATGGGTGGTGTATATTCTACAAATAATAATGATAAATATGAATGTTTAATAAATAAATATAATAAAATGAGATCTAATTATGAGACGGAAAAAGTATATTCATCTTCATTAAAAGAAAATATAGAAAACTTGGAAAATAAAATAGTAAATAATGAAATAAAAATAGATAGTATGGAAAAAGAAAATGAAGATAGCTTAAAAATATGTGAGTCCTTAAAATCAAATTATGAATCGAAATTAATAAATAAAGATAATTTAATTAATGATTTAGAAAATAGTATGGAATATAATGATACTTTAATAAATAAACATGATAAAATAATAGAGAATTTACAAATTAAGATTAGTAAATTAAGTAATGAAAATAAAAATATACTTTATTTAGAAAATAAATTAAAGCTAATAGAAGATACTTCAAAAACGCAAGAATGTATAATAGAAGACTATAGAGAATCAAATATATTATTAATTCAAGAAAAAAATAATTTAGAAGATAAAAATCAACAATATGAAGAAACGTATAATGTTTTACAAGAAAATAATGAAAAATTGCAAGAAGATATAAAAGATTTAGAAAATAAATCAAATATATTAAGTAGTAATTTTATAACAATAAGTAAAAAAATTGATACTTTAAAAAATACATTAAAATATTTTAAGGATAATAAAGAACAAACATTAGTTGATATATTGAGTACTAATAATACAGTTATGCCGGATTTTATGGAAAAAGGAATAATGGAAAATGTATATAATTATTTAATTGAGAAAATAGAAGTATTAGTTAAAGCTTAAAAAAACAACAACATAGATTACTTGATTTTTTATTTTTTTTAACAATTGTATTAGTTTTATTTTTCAAATTTATAGTTTGTATATTAAATTTATTATCTATTAATTTAATATTATTAAAAACCTCATTTAAACATAATTTTAAATCATTATTATGAGTATTAATAGAATTTATTATATTATCAATATTATAACCTTTACTATTATAAATCTTAATTTCTTCTAATAGATTTTCTAATAAACATAAATCATTAATAACACTATGAGAATTATTTTTTAAATTTTGTAAATGTATATTAAAATTAGTAATATAATTATTATCAAGATTATATTGATTATTATTTAGATTATTTAGATTATTTAGATTATTTATATTATTTTTATTAGTTTGATTATCTAGACTATCTAGAGTATCTAGACTATCTAGACTATCTTGATAATGATTACTCATATATTATGATATAAAATAATTTATATTATTTTTTAATTTTTTTAACATTTACTTTTTGAAAATTTCTTTTGTTAGATTTGAATTCATTAGAGTCTTCGTGGTCCGGATTATAAAATTTTTTATGATGTAACCATAAAGCATCCGCCCCTATTTTAAATGAAGGATGTGAATTAGCTTTATACCAATATACTTGTTCATCTAATTTATTACTTTTTGCATTATTATTAATAACTAAACATTCATAATTCTCAGTACATTGATCCATAACTTGACAAAACACTTCAAAAGTTGGAAACATACCAGCATAATTATCATATATTCTTTTTCTATTTGATACAATATTTTCTCTTAAAATAAAAACATAATCTATATTAGTTCGTAAATTAGGTGGTATACCTAGTGGATATTGCATAGTAATAATAAATAAAATATGCCAATGTCGTCCATTCATAAAACAAGTTTTAATATTTTTATCTTTAGCCCAACTTGCATCATATAAACAGTCATCTAAAATTAAAAATCCATTAGGATTTATTTGAGTATGTCCATTTTTATTTAAATCTTCAACCATTTTCTTCTTAACTGTTTTTTGTCTTTGTAATACATTTTTAATAACCTCTGGCGTATATTCATCATGTATAAAAATACTTGGTATAATATCACCATAAAAACTATTTGCACTTTCGGTTGCAGATATAACTGTACCAACCGGAATATGTTTATGATAATACAATAAATCCTTACATAAAAATGATTTACCTGTTTCACGCTTTCCTATTAATACAATAACTTTATCAGGTTTTATAGATGACATATCAAATTTTTTTAATTGAATATTACTCATACTATATAAAATATAATATATGAAATATAATATATATTAAATAAATCCGTGTTATAATTTTGAATTAATAATAATATTATATATATATATATATATAATATAAATGATTAGGATTAATAAATTAATATTAATAATTTGTCTTGTAGTTTTACTGTTAATGTATGTAATATGTAAAAATGATATATTAAATATATTTAATAGTATTTTTACAAAATCGAATAAATTACATGGAGGAGTTACCGAAGATTCACAAACTAATGATAATAATAATCCAGTTGTAGATAATAGTGAAACGGTTGTAAGTACTACTGAAGTAGGTAATTTAGTTAATGAAATAGAAAAAGAGAAAAATACAATAACCAAAATGAAAAATGAATTAGAAAGTTTGCAAAATAATAGAGCATCATTAAATCAGTTAATAAATGATGATTCAAATGAAAACTATGTAAAAATAAATAGATCTATTATAGAAGATATTAACGATGATGCAATAACAAATATTGTAAATAATTCACAATATGTTGAAGATGAAACAATAGAACAAGAAGTAGAAGAAGAAACTGAAATACAAAAAGAAAAAATAACTAAACCATGGGAAAATTTATGTGAAAAAAATTATAATGATAAAAAAAAGAAAAGCAAATATATGGATTTAAAATTAGAATTAAATACACAGATGAGTTTAGAACCATTTAATAATGATGATTTTAGTGAGTTTGGTAAATTTAATTGTTAAATAATATAATATTTAAATTTGTATATATATATATATATATATATACAAATTTAAATACTATTAATAAAAGCCCATTTTAATTCATTACATATACATTTCCATATTTTATCTTGTTGATACAATTTTTCCCGACTTTTTAATAAAGGAAAATATATTAAATATTCATTCATACCTAATAATTGAATAAACTTATGAATAACATATGAATATGATAAAAAGTTTTTTCTATTTTTAGGACAGTGTTTTTCAAATGGTGTTTGAATTTCCTTAAACATATATCTAAGTTTTTCTTCTATTTGTTTTGTAATATTTGGAGGAGGTTTACCATTAATTTTATTAATTATATATGGTATATGTTCATAAAATTTATTTAGTTTTAGTTTTTTTAATATATCACGTATTTTATTATTGGAAATATTTGCAACATTAAAAATGCGTTCTTTTTTAAGTTCACATAATATTTTTTCTATTATATCACTAGATATATCGGTACTTTCTTTTGCTTGAAATTGTGATAACCATTCATTAAAATGATTAATTCTTTTGTAAGCAAAGTAATTAGATTCATATGTAGGTTCTTTATAATTTGGTTTATCCGAATCTATTAATATATTATATTGTTCACCACAACTTATACAAACAGATACACCTTCAATATAATTTATATTTAATTTATTATTACATTTTATACATATTGTATCATCGATTACTTTATTTTTTTTGGATTCATATGTATTATCAATAATATTTAAATAATCATCGAGTAATTTACCCTTAGTTGATACATTTGTTGTATTATTATTAAAATATTTTAACAATGAATTATTAGATAAGTATTCTATTTCATTTGAAATATTATTATCACTATTAGATATATCAGTATCAGTATTATAATATTCAAATAAAATATTACCTACATTTAATAAATATTCATCTTCTTCCTTATTATTTTCTATAGATTCTATTAAACATACATATTTATCAATATCATTTAATAAAATATATTTATTATTTAGATCTTCTTCCGATAAATTTTTTTTAGATAATAATTTATTATATTTTTTTTGTAACTCATTTTTTTTTTTAATATAATCATTTAATTTATTTTTCTTATTATTAATAGAATCTATTTTTTTTGTATGTAAATAGTCTAGTGTATTATTATTTTTTATATTTTTTCTTGTTTTTTTTTTATAATTAAATGAATAATTCATAAAAATTATACTTATATATTATTTATATATAAATAATATTTAAGTATAATTTTTTATATATAAATAAATATATGGGTGGTGGATTATTACAATTAGTTGTAAAAGGTGCTCAAGATATTTATTTAACAGGTAATCCCCAAATAACTTTTTTCAAAATGATACATAAACAGCATACAAACTTTTCAATGGAATCAATAGAACAACATTTTAATGGTACAGTTGATTTTGGACGCAAATTAAATTGTATAATATCAAAAAACGGAGACTTGATTCATAAAATGTATTTATCTGTTCAAATACCAAAAATAGATTGTGAAACGAGTTCTTCTAATAAATTTAGATGGTTAAACTGGTTAGGACATAATATAATTAATAAAGTATATATTGAAATAGGAGGACAAATTATAGATGAGCATTATGGGGAATGGTTACACATATGGAATGAGTTATCTCAAAAAAGTGGTAAACAGAGTGGTTATGCTAATATGGTTGGAAATGTTCCAAGGTTAACACAAGTAGTTCAAGGCAATACAAATAGCGATGAGTCTAGTTCTACTATACCTGAAACTACTTTATATATACCATTACAATTTTGGTTTTGTAAAAATCCTGGATTGGCTTTACCACTAATAGCATTACAATATAATGAAGTAAAAGTTATAGTAGAACTAAATGATCATACCTCATGTTGTTGGTCAACTGGTAAATATAGTATATCACCTCCAACATTAGTAAATGCTTCATTATTTGTAGATTATATATATCTAGATACAGAAGAAAGAAGAACATTTACTCAACAAAAACATGAATATTTAATAGAACAATTACAATATAATGGACAAGAAATATTAAATACACAAACAAATAAAATAAAAATTAATTTTAATCACCCTGTAAAAGAATTAGTATGGGTTGTTCAACCAATATCAAATATAGATTTGACTTATACGGGTAATTTGGGAGGACCCCAAATGTATAATTATACTGATGCGATAGATAGTACATATTTTAGTGGAACACCTAATGATCCTATGGGTGGTGGAATAACTGGTGGAAATTCAAATAATATATCATGGGGATTACCAATAACCAATAATGCATCGGTTGTAAATAATATAATTACACCATTATCGGGTCAAAACTCTAGCACTATTTTATCAAATACCGGTTTTCATAGTATAACTGCGCGATCAGTACATGGTGAAACATTGGCGGAATCACAAGTAAATTTACCTATGTTTGATAAAGGTTATAATCCAATATTATCGTGTAAAATTCAGATAAATGGTCATGATAGATTCTCAAAAAGAGATGGAAAGTATTTTAATATACTACAACCATATCAACATCATACAAATGTTCCTAGTACTGGTATAAATTTATATTCATTTTCATTGTATCCCGAAGATCATCAACCGTCGGGTACATGTAATTTTTCAAATATAGATACTTCAAATTTATTATTTACATTAACAAAAGAATCGGTTAATTTACAAAGAAAATGTAATATTAGAATTTATGGTGTAAACTATAATGTATTAAAAATAGATTCAGGTATGGGTCGTCTGGCTTATTCCAAATAATATATTTAAAATAATATTATTAAATTATAATAAATATAACAAATATTATGAGTACATATTATGAAACTGATAGCGACGAAGATGCACCTGATTATAGTACAACAAATAAAATAAATGATTTATCAACCGATAGTAGTGAAAATGAAACATTAAATGAAATACAAAATACTAATAATGGTGATGATTTAACAATAATGAAAAAATTAGTTGATTTAACAGTAAAATATGAAAATGATTTAAAAAAATTAAATGATATGAAAAAAGTAATAACAAATAAACTAAAAAAGGCAAAAGAACAATTAGTTCCATATATGCAAAAAAAAGAAATAGATCATATAAATTTAAATCCACAATATGGTGGAGGTAAAATTAAATATAATAGAACAAAAGTATATAGTTCATTAACAAAAAAGAAAATGACAGAATTATTTAAGGCTTATTTTAAAAATGAAGAACAGGCAAAACAAATAATAAAGTTTTTATATGATAATAGAGAATTTAAATTTGTTAATAAAGTAGTTAAAACAAAAAAATAATTATACGTGATATTAAAATAAAATATTATATATATTATATAATGAATAATTTAATTACTAATTTAAATAATACAAATAATAGTATTATTAAATTATTTAATAACACACAATTATTATTAGCACTTAAAATAATAGTCGTATATTATATACTATTTATATCTAATAAATTAAATAAAGAATTAATAGTACTTTTTGATAATTTTAATTTTAGACTATTATTATTTATATGTATATTTTACTGTATATCAATTGATTTTACTTTAGCATTATTATTATCTATTGCATATTTAAATTCTATAAATACAATTAATAGACTAAAATTAAATGATTTACTTAATATTAATAGTATAGATTATTTAAGCAGTGAAGATTTTGAATAAATAAATAATAAATAATAAATAATAAATAATAAATAATAAATAATAAATAATAAATAATAAATAAATAATAATAAATAATAAATAAATAATAATAAATAAATAATAATAAATAAATAATAAATAATAAATAATAAATAATAAATAATAAATAATAAATAATAAATAATAAATAATAAATAATATATATGTTTTGTAAAAATAAAATAATATTTTTATTTTTTTTATTTGTATTTATATTATTACAAATTAATAAAAAAAAATATGGAGGTTCTCGTGTAGATAATATGCCAGATGGACCTAGGAAAAAAGAAGCACGAAAACAAGAACAAAAAGTGCAAAAAAATATAAAAAAAAGTACAATGGTATTAGATTATTATGAAGATTACTTTAAAAAAAGAGTAAATGAAGAAAATGATAGTTATTAAGAATAGTAAGAATAGTAAGAATAGTAAGAATAGTAAGAATAATAAGAATTAAAATCGTTCAGCTGATTTAAATTCTTGACTACGCTCTTTCATCAATCGTTCGTAATCATTATCTAGTGTTTTATTTTCACGCGTTGAATCACCTCCTGTGGTTTTAATTGTAGGGTTTATATTAACATCACTATAAAAAGTTTCTAATAAATTGTCAGTTGAAGAATCAATAAATGAATATGTTGAAGAAAAATTATTATTAACTAGTGTATTACATTCATTAACATTACAATTCTTGTCGGTATTTGGATTATTAGTATTATTTGGATTATTAGTATTATTAGTATTATTTTTATTATAGACTGTATTTGAGGAATTTGAATTTAGATTTAACCAATGTAAAAGTTCATTATTTTTTAGTATAGTTAATTTTTCATTTTTTTTTATGACTAATGTTGGTACACTCTTAACATATTTTGGTAACATTTTTAGTTCATGTTTGTTATCAATATTAAGTTTATCTATTTTGTTAAATATCTCGTATTTTTTTACAACTTGTGAATTTTTACATTTATTGCTATAAACTAATAATATTTCCATATGTATTAATATAAATAAAATAATTGTAAATTATACGCAAATAAAATATATAAAAATAAGTTGCAACTAAAAATATAATGAATAATTTAAATATTAATTCGTATGAACAAAAACTGGAATTATTAAATACAAAATTATTAGAATTTGTAAATGTATTATATAAAATTATTAAAGATGATAATATTAAATTATATAAGAAAAAAATAAAACTAGCATTAATGTATGATAGTAATATAATTTATGATGTATGTGAAAAATATCTATTAACATATGAAAACGATATTATAAATAAAAATGATAAAGTATTGATAAATATTGAAAAAAATGTGTTAAATAATGAAATTAAACTATGTCAAATATGGAATAATATTGACGAAGATAATAAAATAATAATATGGAAGTATTTAAATCTATTTTTATTATTAGTTAATTAAAGTTATTAATATAACTAATAATATAAATATAAACATTTAAAATATTTATAATAAAAATATATAATGGATAGATTAAATTCATTAATATCAAAAATTAATTCCTTAAATTTAGATACAGAACAATATATTGAAATATATAAGATATTAAAGAAAGATAATGTTAAAATTACAAAAAATAATAATGGGGTATTTATAAATTTAATAAACATAAGTGATAATGCTAAAAAGGAGTTGGATAATTTTATACTATATATTGATTCACAAATAAACGAATAGTTAATCTTCACTCTAAATAAATAAAACATATAGAAGTTAAATACTAATAAACTATATGAATCATGTATCCAATTTAGTAGAGAAAAATATAAATAATATAAATAATTTAAATAATATAAATAATTTAAATAATAAAACCGATTATAAAAGTAATATTAATTTTAAATATTATTATTTTCTAGAAAGTATTTTAAGATTAATAGATATAGATTTAAATAGTTTAAATAGAGAAGACGTACTAAATAATACAAATATATTTAGAATAAAATTAGGAAATGATTTAATACAAAAAAATATTTATAAAACATTACCAAATAAAT